AACTCGTCAACTAGAATTGGCCTCGAGGCAGGAGACAGAGTGCGCGTGGTTAACAGCACGAGCTCCGTCTATAACCAAACGTATTTGGTATCTTCAGCCGCTGGTGCCACGGTGTTCTTGACTCCATACGACAGCGCGATATCAAGCCCAAATAGCGCGAGCAACGGGTCTCTTAGAGTTGACGAGTCTCGTGGAATTTCGGTCAGCGTCTTTGGTGGCACTAGTGCGAGGACCGGGTCAACTTCGACGTACGTAACAAGAATAGACGCCGACTACCCGTACGATGTGCCTACGTCTGCCGCGTTTGGGACCGTGTCGTACACCGTCACGACTTCAAGTAAGGTTGCAAAGACGACAAGCGATGACGACTTCGTGAGTATCTTATTTATACCGATACTCCCAGACGGATACCGTGACGCGAAACTTGAAGGCGTTGCCGTTCAGATCGGCGCGATTGCAGCCAGCAGAATTCAGGTCTACATGAACGGAACAACTGCCGGCGATCTTAAGTTCGACTCCGGCGGCTTTGGTACAGTCGCTAACGGCTGGATATATCTGTCTGGGTTCAGCCTCACTCCTACATACGCTGGAAATTCTTTCTATATTCGATGCAACGTCTTCCCGGGTTACTACTCTGGGGACGGCTTGTATTACTCGACGATCAAGGAAATTCAACTTAGGTACAGCTACGAGACATTGACTGGATGACAATGAAATACGTAACATTTTTTCAGTTTAGCGAAGATCTAAACATATATGAAACTCTTAAAGGCGACTTTCCGGCGCCAGAAAAAACGTTCTTTCTTCTCAACGCTTACGATGGTCAGACTTCTATTTCTAAGGTAGAAGATACGTTTGATTTCTCGAGAATCTCGCCAGAGATGATGGGTATCTTTAACATAAGAATTCATTCAATCGAAGAGCTACGTGACTTTGTAAACACGAATTCCGACTACAGCTCTACTGTAAGCGCACTAAACCCAGACGTCTTTCACATATCGTCTCCGCCTCCGTTTGACGACCTTACAGATCACAAAGACAGAGACACGGTTCCGTTCGAAAACTGGGTGTGGAACGACGTTGATGGCCACTGGGAGCCGCCCGTCAAGCGCCCGCGATTGTCTAACAACTTCTCCTGCGTGTGGAACCAAGAGCGTTTGAACTGGGACATTGAAATAATAAATCAACCAGAAAGAAAGTTTACCGGCTTTCAGTTGTGGAAACCAGTCCTAAGAACATCGTCGAAGACGTACGCAAATGCGTGCTCAGCGAACAACTACACGATTAAGAGCTTTGAAGAAGTGACACACGGCACGGCAAACTTTGACGTTGAAATAACTTCGTTTAAAGGTGCAAGAGACGCTCAGGCGCAGGGGCGTGGCGCGTTCCCGACAATAAAACGTCACGACATGGCTATCGACATCGCGCCGGTCGCGTTCATTACCTACAGCGAGTTAGACGAAACGTACGTCGACGTTGTCGGCACGCAGAAGATATGGCAGACACATCCGCAATGTATGGCACACACTGCGCACGAGCTCTTTAGGATGATCATCGAGTGGGCGTGGGCGCATACGGAACTTGGCAATAACGAGCCGATGGCGATAACGTGCCATAACGTTTTAAGAGCTCTTCAAATGCCACTGAACGTAAGAAACGACTTGCTAAACACCGTTCCACCTCAACCTGTAGCGAAGTATCTGCTGGGCGATTGCACGGCGCTCGTTAAGGCAACAACTTCTCCAGAGTGCCCAGAATCATTTAGGTACTGGCTAATGGATGTCTACAGATTGTTCTATAAAAGATTTGATGACGAGCAGGTGCACGTGGACTATGACGCGCTACCTGCTTCGTATCCAATGTAAAAACGGTCTTGCTATGAACACGAGAAGATGGTTTACATATTATGATTCAACTAGTTCGCTACGAAAGATGGTATTCGCATGATACAGGTAAAAGACGGAGATAGAATTCTTCAGTTCAACGGTAAGCTTCTTGGTAAGTCGTCGTCGTGGCGCAGAGACTCGCTGCGTTGGATAGAGTTCGAGCTATACAAGACTGAGAGTGGCTCGTACGTTCTTTCTCGTGTTGGAGTATCCGTCGTCTACCACTCAGCGGCGTGCCACCTCGTGAAAAGATATGGGCTTAGCGAGGTACCTACACAGTCGATCACCGCCCCGAGAGAGCTCGTTCCGTGTGAAATCTGCAATCCATCGCTTTCAGCCGCGGTTATCTTCCCAGAGAAAGACCGCAACTGGGCGCAGGTAAGCGAGGATCCGAACGCTGTTCTTGAGGCTCTCTACAAGTACGACGAAAGCGGTGCAAGATACCTTACGCACGTCGCTCAGAGGCTTCTCGAGGAAGCTTCAAAGATCGATAAAGGAATTGAGACAGTATACCGTATCGAGGTCATCCCGTAATCGATCATCTTTTGCGTTTGAAGACGTTATATAGTAGACCGCCAAAGGACGGATTGACGAATGTTTATAGTCTTAGAAGGTGCAGACGCTTCAGGTAAGAGCACCCTTGCAGAAGAGATCAAAAGCCAACTTAAGCGAGCTAAGCCTGGCGCCGACGTAGAAGAGTTTCACAAAGGCAAGCCTGAAGAGCTTACCCGCAGGTGGGCACTTCATGAATACGCTGTAGCCATTGAAAGCATCGACTGGACGAGTCGTGTTGCCGTGTCAGATAGGTGGCACTGGGGCGAGGTAACATACGCGCCGATCAAGCGACCCGAGACGTGCAAGGACGAGTACGGTCTTCTTGGAGTAGCCGGCTGGCGCTGGGTAGAGCTATTCCTCGAGTCACGTGGAGTAGCGCAGTTCTGGGTTTATCAGCCTCTTGAGGTCATCACCGAAAGAATCAATAGTCGCGGCGATGACTTTGTCGATGCGCATGAACTTGCCGGCATTCTCGATAGGTATGAGTTTGGGTACAACAAGGCGTATGGCGTAGAGCTAAAAGTCACCATACCAGACGGAATAAACTACGTTAAGTACGCCGCAGACGCTATAATTGACGCTGCGACAAAAAAGTCAAAGGCAGCGGAACCACTTTCTAAGTTCCCGATGTACATCGGACCAAGGTGGCCACATTCGCTTCTTATCGGCGACAAGAGAAATGACCCGACCGAGACGATTCTCCCGTTCATGCCTATCAACGGAAACTCAGGCGACTACCTTCTTTCGTCACTCCCTGAAGCAAGTTGGCGAGCCTGTGGCATCATCAACTCAGACGACTTTTCAGAAGACTCGCTGAACGATCTTTTAGAAGTCCTCGGTCAGCCAAAGATCGTAGCGCTTGGGAGACTGGCAGAAAAGAAAATTCGCCAGTGCGGCTTGGACGATGACAGGTACGTCGTTCTCCCGCACCCGCAGTACGTCAGAAGATTCCATCATCAGGACCGCTTCGAGTACGGGCAGGCGATTACAAGTTTTGTCTACAATAGAGATGAAAGGTACACGCATTGGATACTTCCATAAAATCCATTCACATCGAGGATGCTGTCAACGGGTACGTCGATCTTGTTAAGCACGTTCTTGACAACGGCAGACCGGCTTCTCCACGAGGTTTCAACACCTTAGAGATAGAAGATGCCGTCATTCACATTGACAATGTATTTGCTGCTCTCCCGCTTGGAGTTGGCCGCGGCACAGTGCCGGGCATTGGTGCCGTTGAGGCGTGTCAGCTTCTTGGTGGAGTAAGCACTCCAGAAACTGTCATCGCCGTCGGCCCGCAGTTTAAGAACTACGCTGAAGACAACGGAATATTTCATGGAGCGTATGGACGTAGAACAAACGGTCAGTACGACTACGCCATTGAAAAGCTGAAAAACGACCGAGACACTCGGCAGGCAGTTGTCACTATTTGGAACCCGGAATACGACAACCAAGAAGGCAAGAAAGACTACCCCTGCACGGTTCTTCATCAGTTTAGGATCAGAGATAACAAACTAAACATGAGCGTATACATGCGCTCGAACGACGTGTGGTTGGGTGCAGCGTATGACTTCTTCCAATTTACAAGGGTCCAACTTGCGATGTGCAGTGTGCTTGCTGTTGAGCCTGGTACATACGCTCATCATGTTGGGTCGTTGCACATTTACGAATCAAATTATTCTGCGGCAGATAACCTCAAGAAGACCGACAACGTTGAGAACGTTCCGCCGATCTATGGCGATTCGTGGGACGAGGTGAAGGATTCCGCGATAGCGATTCTTAACTCGGTGAAAGATCATAGCATACTAAATTCTCTTTCTCCGCAGGAGCGGTGGTATGCTAGTTCTATGATTACGGCGATCGAAAAGAACAAAAGAAAAGAGGCGTGATGAGCGGCGACTGGGACGACGACTACTCCTCACCGATGAAGGAAGCCGCGGTAAGCATGCACGAGATGTACCTCACTCTGCGTGAAGCTGGTTTTTCTAGACGTGACGGGCTAGAGCTTATTGCAAAAATGCTAATCACAGGCATCGCAGAGGCCTCGATAGAAGACGACGAAGATGACGAAGATTGATGAACGATACAAGACCGTCCTGGGATGAAACATGGCTTGCCATAGCCGAAACTATTGGCCTTAGGTCTCGTTGTTCTCGCGCGCAACTTGGCGCCGTAATCGTTTCTAGAGAACAAAGAATATGCGCCACTGGGTACAACGGGCCTGCCGCCGATTGGCCTGAATCTGGGACGTGCAGCCAGTGGTGCCCAAGAGCACGAGGAGAGGCGCCGCTCGACAACATGTACGACGCTTGTCCAGCAATTCACGCTGAGGCGAACGCTCTACTGTACGTCGACCGTTCAAGCGTTGCCGGCGGGACGTTGTATGTGACAAGCGCTCCGTGTATGCAGTGCGCGAAACTGATAACGAACTCCGGACTTGCTCGAGTAGTCTGTAGACTGCGATCAGCAGATCTCCACCGTAGGCCGTATGACGTGTTTGAGTATCTCAAGAAGTGTAAGATAGAGCTAACAGTAGTTAAGGACAACGACGTTGAGTGACAACGATCTTTCGAACGTACAACTTCATCTTGTAGACAGTGTCGAGAAGGCGCAGAACTTTCTTCATTGGCTCGGGCAAAGAAGACCGTACAACGCTATCTCAGTAGATACGGAAACAGGTGAGCTACCGGGCAATCCACGAGATCATGCGCTATCACCGTGGCACGGCCGTCTTCGCCTCGTGCAGGTTGGCGACGGCGAACAAGGGTGGTCTATCCCTTGGGACGAGTGGTCCGGAGTTTTCTACGAGGCCATGGACAAGTTTGATGGCCCACTGATTTGTCACAACATCGCATTCGAGGCTCGTTGGTTTGATGTTCAGTCTCGATGGGACATCCCATGGCACCGCGCTCACGACACGATGATCATGGCTCACGTTGTAGACCCGCTTGGGTCGGGGGCTCTTAAGCGTCTTGCAGCTCTTCACGTCGACAGCCGAGCCGTCGCTTTGCAGGAGACACTTGACGTTGAACTCGCTAAGAACGGTTGGACGTGGGGAACTGTCCCGACGAACTTCACTCCATATTGGTCATACGGTGCGCTTGACTGTGTTCTAACCACTCGTCTGTGGGAGATGTTCTACAAGCAGTGTGGACCAGAAGGTCCGTATCAGCGCGCGTACGAACTCGAGATGGCAACACGCAAGATCGTTACCCGCATGGAGATCAACGGCGCGCGTGTAGATCTTGACTACTCTCGAAGAAAGTATGACGAACTTACCGCATACACCGAGTCTGTAAAGAAGTGGGCACGTGACACGTATGGTGGAGTGTCTATCACCAGCAACGTTCAACTAGTTCGTTTGTTTGAATCGCTTGGCGCGGAGATTACAGAGTTTACTCCAACCGGACAGAAGTCTTGCACAAAGGATCAGTTGAAGATTCTTATGAGAGACGGGAACACTGAAGTCTCGTCACTTGCAGACACAGTTCTTAAGCAGCGTAAGGCTGACAAACTTGCCGGAACATATTTCTCTAACTTTCTTACCGAGTCCATCGACGGTATAGTTCACCCATCTGTGAAGACACTCGGCGCTCGTACATCGCGTATGTCGATCACCAATCCCGCGCTACAGACGTTGCCTAAGGGCGACGACGTAGTCCGTCGTGCGTTCATTCCTAAGGACAAGGATCACGTGATTATCACGAGCGACCTTGACCAGGTCGAGTTCCGCATGTTCGCCAGTCTGTCAAACGACAGCAACCTAATCAATCTGTTCCACCTCGCCGATGCTACAGGCTCTGACCCGTTCACCGAGATCGGCCGTGAGGTGTACAACGACCCGACGATGCAGAAGTCTGACAAGCGTCGAGGCCTCATCAAGAGCATGATCTACGGTCGTCTTTACGGAGCCGGCGTCGCAAAGCAGGCGTTGACCGCAGGAGTCGCCGAGATACAGATGAAGCAGACATCGGACGCGTTCGATAACAGATTCCCAGGAATGTCCTACTTCCAGAGACAGATAGAAGACATCGGGATGAGAAGACTGAAGGCTGAAGGTCAGGGGTACGTCTACACCTGGACAGGTCGTAGACTGCCGTGCGACGAAGGCAGAGTCTACACGCTGGTGAACTACCTCATTCAAGGTGGAGCTGCCGAGGTGTTCAAGTCAAATCTTGTAAAACTTGACCAGGCAGATCTTACAGAGATGCTGATCGTTCCGGTGCACGACGAAATCGTGCTACAGGCGCCCCGTGAGGACGCTGAGGAGATCAAGCAACTTGTCAAGCAGTGCATGACCACAACCGAGGGCTGGGCCGTGCCTCTTACCGCAGATGTAGACGGTCCGCTTGAGACCTGGGGCGACAAGTACTGATGAATCGCTACCTTGAAATGGCGCTTGGGGTCGCAGCGAAGAGCAAGTGCCGCCATAAGCACGGATGCGTCGTCGTAAGAAACGGAAAAATCGTCTCAACGTCGACAAACAAAAAGATCGGCGATCCGAAGACAGCGTGGCGGGTGTCTCATGTTCATGCTGAGTTTGCCGCTATCACCGCGGCAGGCAACCTGGCCGTCGGTTCTAACGTCTACGTTGCCAGAATTGCGGCAGACGGGTCGCCGGCTCCGTCAAAGCCGTGCAAGAAGTGCGAAAGTATACTACTAAGGTCGGGAGTGTCTAGGGTGGTTTGGACATGAGGCTTATTCTTGCTGTAGACCCGGGGAAGAAGAGCGGTATCGCTACAATTTCCCATGAGAGTGGCCTAGAACCGCTCCTCTTGGCCTCCGGGGAGTTTCTTATGGAAGAATACCATAAGCCGATACTTGAGGCCATTCAAACGGCCAAAGAGACGGGCGCGAAGCTAGAAATTGTCTGCGAGAGGTTCACGATCAACGCTCAGACGGTGAAAAACTCACAGGCGCCGTTCAGCCTCGAGCAGATCGGTATTCTCAAGTATCTCATGCTTAGCAACGGCATAGATCCAAATACGTTGCTGTTTCAGTCTCCATCTGACGCAAAAAGAATGTTTGACAACACGGCTCTAAAGAAACTAGACTACTGGTATCGCGGTGGAGAAGGTCACGCGCTTGACGCGATTAGACACGGGCTTCTGCGCTTAGTAAAGACAGGCTGGGCGCCAACTAGGCTGCTCGAGTAGTCATACTAAGAAAAAATTGCATGCGTGAAGACATTTCCGCTTAGTATGTGATACAGTGACAGATAACGAACGACAAGAGGTATTGAGTGCCAGTTGATGTAGAACTTAGTGATTCGGGTGAGCATATCCGTATCGACACCGAATGGCGATACAAAGAGCTATGCAAAGGTATCCCGGGCGCGACATGGTCGGCCGCTGACAAAGCGTGGCGTGCACCACTTGGCTGGTCAACATGCCTCGCTCTTCGGTCGGTGTTTAAGACCGAACTGCGCATCGGACCAAGACTTACAGAATGGGCTACAAACGAATTCAACGAGCGTGTTGCTCCGTGCAACGCGCTACGTGAGCTTGAGACAGCCGACGGTGACGAGGCATTGTTCCCACATCAGCGTGCTGGAGTAAAGTTCCTTGCCGCTGCGCGTCGCGCTCTTCTTGCTGATGAGCCGGGCCTTGGAAAGACAGCGCAGACGATCCGCGCATTGAAAGAACTAAAGGACAGAGGCGAGGAAGTGTTTCCTGCGCTCATCGTGTGCCCGAACACTCTGAAGAAAAACTGGAAGCGCGAGTTTGCGATGTGGTGGCCTGGAGTGAACGTTCAGGTTATCAGCGGATCAGCGACACAGCGCCGTAAGCAATTCGCCGAAGAAGACGTTGACGTATACGTCATCAACTGGGAGTCATTGCGCACTCACTCGCGTCTTGCCAGTTACGGATCTGTTGCGTTGGCGCGATGCGTTGAATGCGGCGGTCATGATGAGAAGGTTTCGGAAAACCGCTGTGAGGTGCACATTCGTGAACTCAATAAGATCGACTTCAAGTCGGTAGTTGCTGACGAGATTCACCGTTCAAAGGAACCAAAGAGCAAGCAGACACGAGCGCTTTGGGCGGCAACAGGAAACGCAGACATCCGTTTCGCGCTCACTGGTACGCCTATCGCCAATAACGTTCTTGATCTATGGCCGATTCTGCACTGGCTGTCGCCAAACGAATGGCCTAGCAAGACTCGTTGGATCGACCGCATGGTTGACACGATGTTGAACGCATTCGGTGGAATGATGGTGCTTGGAGTCAAGCCACACATGCACGACGAATTCTACGCGGCTATCAACCCGCGTATGCGCAGAATGCTCAAGGCAAAGGTTCTTCCATGGTTGCCACCTGTGATCAAGGAGCGCCGCGACGTAGAAATGTCTACTAAGCAGAAAAAGGCGTATGAACAGATGCGCGACGTCATGATCGCTCAGTTGGAAAGCGGTGAAGCGCTAACAGCGCCGAGCCCGCTAACTCAGGCTACACGGTTGTTGCAGTTCGCAAGTTCATACGCCGCGATCGATGTAGACGAGTTTACCGGAGAGATCGCCGTCAAACTGGCAGAGCCGTCGTGCAAGGTAGACGCGCTGATGGACGACATTGAAAACGGCGACTTTGGAGATGATTCAGTCGCCGTGTGTGCGGTGTCTCGACAGCTCATCGAACTTCTTAGCGCCCGCCTTGAAAAGGCGAAGATTCCTCACGGATTGATTACTGGCGCACAGACAGAGGAAGAACGCCAAAAGGCCATCGACGATTTTCAGAATGGCAGAATTAAGTGGATTCTTTTCACGGCGCAGGCCGGTGGAGTTGGCGTCACGTTGACTGCCGCGCGCAGACTGATCATGCTTCAGCGCCCGTGGTCACTGGTTGACTACAAACAGGCTCTCGACAGAGTTCACAGAATCGGTAGTGAGATCCACGACTCCATCGTGATCACAGACTACGTTACCGATGGGACGATTGAAGAGCGTGTCATTCAGGTTCTAGACACCAAGGCCGATAACTTCGAGCAGATCGTACGAGATAAGGACCAACTTCTCAAGATGTTGAGAGACGACAAGACAGGATCACTATGACAATCACTGAAACACCGGTGCAGCTTAACCGCGAGCCGCTAAGAATCTCAAACTCTGAGATTCAAACGTTTAAGGACTGCAGAAGAAAATGGTGGTTGAACTACTACCGTAGACTTCAGCCGCAGACTCAAAACTTTACGGGCGCTCTTGCGTTAGGCTCACGTGTTCACTCGGCGTTGGATATGTACTATTCAACAGGAACTCCACTGCTCGAGGCATACGCTCACTTTGTGCAGCTCGACAAGAAGGCTCTTGTAGAGAGCTTCCGCGACACGATGGAACTCGAGACAGAAGCCGAGCTCGGTAGAATCATGCTCGAGGGATATCTCGACTGGGTCAACGAGAACGGCATCGACGCCGATCTTGAGATGATCTCGACAGAAGAAATCATCACGATGCCGATGTTCGAGGGCAGGGTAGAACTTCAAGGTAAACTTGACATGCGTGTTCGTCGCAAGGCAGACGGTGTGCGCATGTTCCGTGACTTCAAGACGGTCGGTGGTTCGTTCACAGAGTTCGCTGCTCTTGCTCACATGAACGAGCAGATCCTAACGTACATGCTTCTCGAGGCGGCGCAGAACAAAGAAGGCGAGCGCAGTGAAGGCGGTATCTTCACGATGTTGAAGAAGGTCAAGCGTACAGCAAACGCAAAGCCGCCGTTCTACGATCAGATCGAGGTCAGACACAACACCTTCGCGTTGAGAGCGTTTTGGAACAGAATTCATGGTACTGTAGGCGACATGCTCGCTGTGCGAGACGCATTGGACGAAGGACAAGATCATCACTTCGTTGCATACCCTCGGCCAAGCCGAGATTGCAAGTGGAAGTGCCAGTTCTTTGCAGTATGCCCGTTGTTTGACGACGGTAGCGCTGCAGAGCACGCGATCGCCGAGCTGTATACGCAAGGTGATCCGTATAAGTATTACGAATCAACAGAGATGAAAGGAAGTGAATGACCATGAGTGGGGTACAGCGATCGCTTACTCTCATGGTGTACGGTGAATCAAAGGTCGGTAAGTCGACGTTTGCAGTCACCGCACCATACCCGCGTCTAATGCTGGACGTGGAAGGCGGGCACAGATTCCTGCCTATCAACGTAAAGTACTGGGATCCGTTGCGTGAGGAGCCGCCGGCTGCTGACGGGACGTGGGATACCTGCGTTGTCAACGTCACAGAGTACGACACCGTTCTCAAGGCGTACCAGTGGCTTCAGATCGGACGCCACCAGTTCAAGTCGCTGATCATTGACTCGGTCTCCGAGTTGCAGGTTAAGTGCATGGACAACATCGCCGGAACAAATCAGATGCAGATGCAGCAGTGGGGCGAACTTCTTCGTCACATGGGTGCGCTGCTTCGTGATCTCCGTGACCTTACGATGCACGCAACGAACCCGCTCGAGGCAGTCGTGCTGACAGCGATGGCACGTCAAAGCCAGGATGGCCGGTATCGTCCGTACCTCCAAGGTCAGCTTGCCATTCAGGCTCCGTACTTCTACGACATCCTCGGCGCGATCAACGTCGAAGAGTTCAACAACCCGGACCCGACACAGGGACCGTACAAGGCGCGTCGTATGTACGTCGAGCGCACAAGTCAGTACGAGGCAGGCGAGCGTGTTCAAGGCCGCCTCGGCAAGATCGTCGAGCAGGGAGACCTCAGTGTCGAACGAATGCTCGATATCGTTTTCGGACCCCGTCCGGATCAGCAAGCAAAGTAACCAACACAGAAAGACATAGGTAAAAACAATGAGCACACTCAATTGGGGTGACCTCGTCAAGGAGGCAGGTGACGCCGGTGGGTATGACCCGCTTCCCGACGGCGACTATGACCTCGTGATCGTCGAGGCACAGGCTAAGGCCACTCAGACGGGAAAGACGATGTTTGCCGTGAAGGCACAGGTCACAACCGGGGCGCACGCTAAGCGTCTCGTGTGGGACAACCTCGTCGTCTCGACAGACAACCCGAACGCACTCGGAATCTTCTTCCGCAAGATGAACGCTCTCGGTCTTGATCGCAACTACTTCGCGACCAATCCGACGAACGCTCAGATCGAGCAGACCCTCAAGGGTCGTAGCTTCCGCGCGCAGGTTGGTAGCCGTACGTGGCAGGGTCAGAAGAAGAACGAGATCAAGACGTACTACGCTCTTCCGACGGCCTCGGCTCCTGCCCCTATGGCTGCAGCCCCTGCTCCCGCTCCGGCACCTGCTCCGGCGCCCGCACCTGTTGCCGCTGCTCCAGCTCCGGCACCTGCCCCTGCCCCTGCTCCGGCGCCTGTTGCCGAGGTTCAGGCACAGACACCGCCAGCAGCTCCGTTCTGACGAGCCGCTGTTCTTTGGTGGTCGCCCGCGGCATGAGAATGCCGTGGGCGGCCACTTGAGTATCACACAAAGGATGAATCAATGAAGATTTTAATGACAGGGTTCACGGCTCTTCAAATCAATACAGAGCACAGAACTATTAAAAAGATCGACGTGCCAGCGTCGATCGTTGAAGCTCTTGAAAGCGTCGGCCATCAGGTAGATTGGCGACGCGTCACACCAGGTGAAGATCTATCGTCGTACGACGTAATCTGGGTCAACCTTGGACCCTTGAACTCTCTTAACGGCCGCCAGGGCGCTATGGGCGCGCTGTACGCACTCAGCTCCGGTATCCCGGCTGTTGGGTTCTTTGATGACTGGCAATTTGCCGCCGTGTTCAACGCGTGCCGTTCACTTGTTCGCCACCCGGAAATCCTATACAAGTATCTTCTGTCTGGGTCATCGGTTCGTGGAGACGAAGGCGCAACGTACTTCTCAAAGGCTGAAGCTGACGCGGCACTGGAAAGAATCATTGCCGCTAATCCCGATGCTGCAAAGAAGTGCGCCGTCGGTAGATACTTCTTTAACGACAACGACGACAACATCAAGGCGCACGAAGGTCAGTTGGTGCAGACAGCCCAGGCTCTTCTAGGCGAGCGCTGGTCGTATGGCATGGTTCCAGTGTGCCCGATGTACTCGTTTGGTGACCGTTCATTGGTCCGCAAGAGAATGCCCGCCGAGATGGCCGGCATTGAGGCGCTAGACCCAAGTTCAACGATCTTCAATATCCTGTCGTCAGCCGAGCCGCTCCCTCCGTCTGAGAAAAAGCGTGCCTGGGTTCTCGGGGCGCTTGTGCCGCACGACACTTGGCTCGAAAAGAAGAATCCAGATTGGCCTGTAGAGATCGTAGGAAGCCGAAAGCTAATTAGAAAGTTCGGTGGGCAGCGTTTTGACACAGAGGAAGACGTTCTTTCGTTCTACAACGAATACTGGGGAATTCTTTCACCTCCGTATCCGCATGCCGGCTGTGGTTGGTGGAGAAGCCGATTTATGTACGCCGCTAGGGTGAAGTCTATTCTTGTTACAGACAAGGGAGAAGGAAAGCCGCTCGGTGCGCCATACTCGTTGACAATCAAGCAGGTTGAGTCGATGTCAGACGACGATCTGGCTGGTGCGGCAAACGCACAGGCTGACACACTTCGTTCACACATGCCGACATACGATTCATTTGTTGATCACTGCAACAGGATCGTTCATCGTGCGCTGAATGAAGACAAGGGACTGAGGATCAATCCAGACGGTAGCAGGTAATGAAGTCAATTGCCATCTCTGGTATGACCGCCTCTCAGGCGTCGTACAGATCGTTTCATCACCGCGCGAGCTTCATAGGCTGCGTTGCTTCAATGTTGAAAGACAACAACGTTGCAGTGCA